AATATCGGCAGTATCAAGATATGCATCTTCACCAAAACTGCAGATTCCCGCCAAAACGGCTCTTTCTGCTGAGGGGTCACACAAAATCATTTTGTTACTTTATCCTTTCAGCCCGCTGATGTTGAACAGTTGTTGCACTTGTATCTCTCTAACCCTTCAAAAACGAGAGACGGACTGACTGTTTCTGTCCTTCCGCACACTCTACATTTTACATCGACCATCTCAAATTGTCTAGCCCTGCTCACTGGTGGAAACTTGGCTAATTTCTTGTCTATAGCTACATCCTCTTTATGCATATTATGCTCTGGCATATCTGTAAATTTATTCTTTGCCTGCTTTGGTCTTCTCTTGGAACCTCTGGTTTTTATTGGAGCAGAGAATTCTTCTTCACTGGTTTCTTCTTCGCTATTCCCAGAAGCTTCTGGCAACAGAGTTTGTAGTACCTGAATTAGACTTTTAATTTGTTCTGGGTTTTTCATTAATTCATTAAGATCCATTTTTCACCTTTGCTCTTTGAATAGACAACATAATATCCGACAGATGCTTAATACTATTAGCTAAATACTGAAGCCTGTCGCTTCTTTGTTTAGCGTATTTTTTAATCTTATTTAGTGCCGAAGCTTTTTCGTTATTTTTAATTGCTTGAAAAGACTTCTCAATATAACCATATCCCTTATAATTATTAATATCTTCTGCTATAGTCTCTTTTATGGTTTCGTCTGCCCAGTTAAGTCTTGACAACTCTCTATTAATAGATCGTTGAACATGAAATGCAAACTGGCCCAATCTATAAGCAATTTCTCCACAAACTTCTGGAGTTGTTTTTTCTAGTTCGTCTCTGCTCATCTGGAAGTAACCATTAAGTTCTTCTTCTGGAAAAGTATCTGCTCTGTATGTTCCTAGGCCAATACCCTTTTCGTATTCGTCAAGAATCCTATCCCATTCATTAACTTGTTCTTTAGTGTTCATTTTTTATCCTTGATACCCATTGATCTATTTGGTCAAATGGTAATTCTATATATTCAATCCCATTTAATTCGCACCACTCTTTTTTCTCTTGGTCTCTTTTCTTATGTCTGATAAATCCTAATGGGCTATTATGAAAAAATCTACTAAACTTATAATGTTGCTCGCCATGAACTTCTATGCATTTCTTAATTAGTGGCAAATAGAAATCTAGATAAAGAGTTTCTGATCTTCTGATATTAACTGGTATTTCTTCCAAAACTTGTAAGGTAGGAAAGCACATATGAATTAAATCCCTAGCCTGTAAATGTAAACTAGACTTATTTTGAATAGACCCATGTGCAATATTACCAATCAATTGCCAATTACAAGAGTTCCCATCTAGATCTTTTACTTGCATTTGATTCCCATAGTATCCTTGATCTTTGTCCATAAATCTTCATAAACTTCAGGATGATCAACCAAATACTGTCTAGTTTTCTCCAGACCTTGAAATTTGGGCTTGTCCTCGACAGATGCTATAGTATACCACGCACCGCCCTTTGATACAAGTCCTAAATCTACAGCCAGTGTCAATAATTCCATCTGTTTGTCAATTCCCTGACCATATCTAATGTAGCTTGTAATTTTACCGCCAGGAGCACCTAGAGCAGAACACATTACTTGCCAATGTACTTCTTGACCAATCTGGGGACTATCTGTGCTTAAATTCCAAGGACTAAAATAGTTGGCTTTGATTTTAATGTCCGTTTGATAAGCAATAGCCTGACCACTCTTTTCTTTCCATTCGCTGTGACCCATTCCAGGATTACCCATTTGATGAGTAATACCTATGACCACATTTCTATTAACGGGAATAACATTAGACACCTTTCTGCAAAACTTAGCCAACAACTTAGCTCCGTCTGCTCTTTGCATCTTATCCATATCGCTAGTAATTTCAGCTTCTGTACATAGAGCAGAGTACGAGTCGATAATGACTACTGATCCTGGAATTTCATTAATAATTCTTTCTCCAATTTGGAGATATTCTTCTGCGTGTAGGATTTTACCTTCTTGAGATCCAATAATATTGAATTTTTCTAGATTTAATCCGGGTATGCCTTCTAGGTCTCTTTTCTTTAATCGACCCTCTATATTAAGATAATAAACCTCTCTCCCTTCTTTAAACGACCCATGAGCGTATTCCTTCTTCTGGGCTGTTGCACAAAAATCTAGAGATGTGGTAGTTTTCCCACACTTGGGCTGGCCAGTAAAAATAACGAATGATCCTTCTGGGATACCACCATTTAGCACAACATCTAATGCTGGACTAACTGGGATAGTAATCAATGACTTATCAATAACAGCATTTGCTGTTAACATCACATTATCGCCAAAATTTTTCTTAACATCTTCTTTAAGTGCCATTATCTAGATCCTTTAACTTGGATAAAATGTTTTTTGTACTATTAGTATTAGTTTTAAACGTCTTGTTTTCTTTCCTATCAAGCTCAAGAGTAAGCGATTGGTTCTGAGAGTCCAGTAGTAGTTGTTGTTGTTCTATTATAGGAATCAGGTGAGGCGCGCGTAGAGAATAAATTTTTGCAGCCTCATACGTATTCAGAGCTTTAACTATAGCGGCTTCAGAATACTTAAGTAAGAGCTTGTTAGCGCTACCTATTTGATTTCTGTAATATGCTGACCATGTTTTATGAACCCAAAATCTATAATGCAAATCCTGTCCGGTAAGCTTAGCTTTCTTCTCGCATATCACTTCAGTAATATACTGAGCCGCTGATACCAACTTACCGTTCGAGTACTTCGAAGGGTATTTTTTCATATGTTCAACCGTTTGGCCTAAATATATTCTTTTGTAGATTAGGGTGAGTTTGATTATTTTTCTTGGCTTGATCATTAACCTCAGAAGCTTCCTTGGTCATAATAGCAACACTATTATTCTTTTTTGCTGATGTGTGTCTGATCATTAAATCCTTAGAAGACGTTTTAGTAGAATTGACAGGACTAGAATTAGTTTTTATGTTATTCGTTTCATTAACACTATTGTTTTTTTCTAGAGCCTTACCTACTTGCTTGTCTGTTAGACCTAATTCTGTAGCAATATTTTCTATATTTAGTCCTTGACTATTAAGCCAATATATAGCATATTCATGAGCTTTACTTGTTCTTGCCATTATATCATCTCTCTTTCTGCATTATGTAGCCATGCTACGTTTTTTGTTTTAAGAAATCCAAGGTACATTTTAAATACCTTTTCATTTACTTCCTTGAACTTGAATCCACTTCTAACTACTCTGTCTAAAAAAGTATTTGGCTTTTCATCTCCATACAGAGATATTGGATTGTACACAGAGTTGTTGTTGGCTAGTCTAATATAGAACCTGAGAGACCCGTCTGCCCTGTATAACTTTTTAGCACAAACCTTATCGCTTTCTGTTTTCAGTCTAGGGCTTCCATTAGAATCCAAGTAATCATCATTTCCTGCGATGGTATAGAACTCATTTGGTAGATTTTTATCGTCTGTGGAATTTGATTTTGCAGAAAAAATAAAGTCATTCATTTTCTGGTTCCTTATTGGTGTTGTCTTGGGCTGTCTGTGTTGCTTGTTGATGAGAGTCAATCATTGCTTTTTCAAAAAAAGACATAAAGGATTCCATAAAATGGTTATAGTCTTTATCTGCTGGTACTGGCATATGATAGGTTTGTGTTAATAATTCTACAGAATCTACTGTTTGTCCTTCTTTATCTTCTGCTAATACGTTAGCTGTGATAGTAAATACTATTTCATGAGGACAAGCTATTAATTTTGTATCCTCTGGAAAACAATTTAATTGAGTATCAAATCTTTGTTTAATAAGGTCCAGATCATCGGTTAGTAAAAAACTTTCCAAATTAGATAGTATTTCTTCATTTAGTGGTATTTTTTGTTCTTCATTTGTGTCCATATTTATTTTACCTTGTTCTGTTTTTTCATTCTGGACATACCCTTTGGTAAGTCTTGTAGAATTTCATTATCTCTATAGGCACTATGTTTTTCGTTTAGGGCTTGTTTTTGATCATCACTCATCCTATCTCTATTTCTATTAGCAATATCTCCCAGGGTTTTGAGTTCACTGTCTGCTTTTTTAACTGAAGCACTTATGGTGGAAACGTCATCAATATATCTTCGGCAAGTTTTTTTGGATTTGCATGACGGGCATTGTGGCCGATCCTGATAGTCCTTAATATAAAAGAACAACTCAAAATCTATATTGCATTTATCGCAAGAATAAGAATATGTAGGCATGTTCTACTTTAACTCTCTTTGTGCCGCATTGAGCCATCTGGTATTTTTGGTCTTCAGGAATGAAACATACTTATCAAAAACAGACTGAGGAACTTCTCTAAAAGATAGTCCTCCTTTGCATGTGTTATTAATAAAGTCAAAGGTTTCTTTATTCTTAACGTTTGACTCTATGGTTACTGGATTATATATTATGTCATTTTGTTTTGTGCGAATATAGAACCTTAATTGCATCTTGTCTGTTGCTCCCATATGTTTGGAAGGCTTATTCGGAATAGATTTTGCCATAATTTTTGGACTGTCCTCAGAATTAATTCTAGGATTCCCATTATCGTCAATAAAATCTTCATTACCGACTAGACAATAGAGAGCAGATTTATTTTCTTCTTTTGAAGGTTTGATTGTAAAAACTTCGTCAATCCTCATTGTTATGTCCTAGTTAAAAATATGATTCTGGTAAATACGGCTGCCATTCTGATGGGATGTCTGATCTTATATTAAGCAAAAGACCCACAACAGGCAAGTATTTAAAATTTTTGGCTGGCTGATAAGGAAGGGTTTTGAGAGACATATTTGCTTGTGCTGGTGTTTTATTTCCTTTTTTCCTATTACACTCAACACAAGCCGTAACTATGTTGGTCCAACAAGTAGGACTTGCATTTTTATTGTTCCATTTAGATTTTGGAATAACATGATCATATGTTAATTTATTTGTCTCTTTTTTTTGATAACAGTATTGACATGTATATTCATCTCTAATGAATAGATTTTTACGAGAAAAATTTACCGATTGAGTATGAAGTTTAAAATACCTATTAGTTTTTACAACAGCTGGAATAGGATGTTTTTTATTATTGGCTCCTACTATCCAGTCATCTTTGTAAAAATCAATAATATCAATAGACATACGTGATTTTTGTTCATATTTAACAGACCACACCAAGGCTCTTTGCCAGCCTATTATGCCGAGTGGGGTATAGTCTGCGTTTAGAACAAGGCACTTACCGTTTTGAGCTTTCATTTTCGTAACTATCCAAACGTCCTATTATTTTTCCTATAATTGGGTGTCTAACAATATCGGAGCTATCTAGTTTAGAAACTCCTATACCTTCAATACCAGAGAGAGCAGCAATCATATCATAAAATCCGCCCTGCATATGTCTATGTAGATCTGATTGACTAACGTCTCCTGTTAATATCATTTTACTATTATTTCCAATTCTTGTTAATAACATCTTAAGTTGATCATAAGAAGCATTTTGGCATTCGTCGGCAACAATAAAAGCATTATGAAAATTACGACCTCTCATCAAACCTAGTGGTACTATTTCTATCTTATTATTAGTTTTTAGACTAACGTATTGGGAGGTTGGGATAAAATGGTTCACTTCATCTAGCAGGGGCAAGAGGTATGGGTGTATTTTTTCTTCTGCTGTTCCTGGTAAGTATCCTATTTTTTCTCCAGATTCTACTACTGGTCTAGTGATAATAATCTTTTTAATTTTTTCATCTAATAGATATTCTAGTGCCATACCTATTGCGATATGTGTCTTGCCGCTTCCGGCAACACCTTGGCAAAAAGTAATAACATTTTCAGCTGCTGTTCTGATGTATTCTTTTTGATTTTCTGTTCTGGGCTTTAGTCTATTTCTGTAAACGCTTCCTATTGCTGGAGTTAGATCTTTTGTACCATCTAGAACTTTCTTCTTGGCGTTTTTTCTATTTCTCAATTTATGCCCTTTTACTATAGAGGAGAAATGCGTACCAATTCACTATTAATATACACCGCTGCCTATAGTTATGTTATTTTATACCACTAGAACCAAGCCCATTGCTCAAACTATAATAAGCAAGCCCCTCCCGCACAACTGATTTCTTCAATACCCACAGTATTGTCTTCTGTTTCAGAAAGCTGGGTATAGTCTACCTTCTTAAAACCATCAAATAGATCACAATAAATTTTCCAATTATAAACATCTTTCATACAATAGGTTAATCTTTTAATGTCGCCATCAAAATATTTCCCAGCAAAGTTTTTCATCTTGGTTACAAATCTCAATCTGCTTTCTGCGTCATTTTCCTTCGCTTGGTTCATCGAAACATAATCACAAGCTGCCCATAGATTATTGTTGAATTCATTTAGTCCAAGCTCAATTAAACCAGAACACCACAAGGCCGCATCTCCATACTCTTTAACAATCTCTCTGCTAGTATAAACTGTTGTGAATGGGGCTTGAGGATAGTCTTTATCTCCACTTTGTGGGATCAAAGATATTCCTGCAAAATACTTTCGATTATCATAAATGTACTTGGTTACAGAATCCCACTCGTCAGGTTTAACTGTGACAGTATTACTCACATTGTGGCTTAAATATTCTTGAGTACATAATAATTTATTCTTGCCAGACTGTACCCAATTCTTTTGAGTGTCTTTAACAATGCCGAGCATTTCTACTGCTGGAAGTTGGTTCTTTAGTTTGGCCCCGTCTGGAACCTCTATTGGAAACTTAATAACCTCATCAGTATTATTGGCCGACCACGAAGACTTTTCGCAGGCTTGCGGGTTTAGTTTCTTGAAGTGTTGGAACGGTGCCTCTAAAACGTTGGCCTGTACATGCCTTATGTATCGTTTAGCGTGATGTGGGTGGATGCCAGAGCTAGTACCCAACATGCTTGAAGATGTTCCTTCGGGCTTCAAACAAGTAACTCTTGCAGCCTGATTGATATTAATCTTTTGGGCCATTTTCTTATTAGTATCAACAGCAATCTTGGCCCCTTTCTTTAGTACTTCTTCAGAAAGAATA